ATACTAATTAAATCTGTATGGGTCTAAATTAAGCTTATTGGTTCAATTTAATTTTATTAATCGTTTTATATAAATTTTTAGTTATCACCAATTATTATGCATTTTATAAAAAATTGAAATACTTTTTTTAAAATACAGAATATGTTGTAGTCTGATTAATAACTATCAATATTTCAAAAATATATCAAAATGTCTGTTGCTAATTTCGTTACTAATGTGCCCGTATTTGAAGGTGTTCAAGGTAGATTTTATCTTGTTGATGGAGAGAAGTATTCCGTGTATTTCCCTATCGCTTGGGCTCATGAACACATAACCTTTTATAATGAAGAAGAACAAGAACTAGGCACCGGCCCAAAAAAATGCGGAAATTGTAAAAAGTATGGTTCCATTCGTGGTGTCTTTGTCGGTTATTGCAGTAATTGTTTAGAAAACTACCATGATTCTGGCTATTGGAGGGGGTCTCTTACAGCTCCTCCAGGTTCATCGATTACGATGTTAGAAGAAAGTGATATGTGGTCACAATATCCTTATTTATCGGGAGTTAAGAAGTATTCTCTTGGAGACGAGGAAGAAGGTGTTGAGGCTGAAGATGAAAATCATGAGGATGATGACACGACCGACGTTGATGAGGATGATGACTCGACCGACGTTGATGAGGAGGATGATGACGCGATGGACATCGATGAGGATCATGATGATAATGCTCTTGACGTTACTGACGAGGCTGAGATGATTGCTGCTCTGGTCGCTGCTGCTGAAGCTGCTGCTGAAGTTGAAGACGGAATTATGGATGATGATGGTGCTAATGTTATTATTAATCTGGCTGAAGAAGATGAAGAGGAAAATGAAGATGAAGAGGCGAATGAATATGAAGAAGCTAATATAGATGATACTTTTGTTATTAATAAGGTTGCAGAATATACATTTGAAGAAATGAATGGAGGACTTATCTGTAATATTGTTTAAAGTAAGTTAGTAAATTTATGTTGTTGTCATAGTCTTAATTAAAATTATATTAGTAAGTGTATATGTGTTGTGTTTTAAAAAAGTAATTATAAAAATAAGTGGTTTTTTTCTTTAATCTTATTTTACTTCATATTTATTATATTTTTTTTACTTAAAAAATTGAAATAAAAAACAATTTAATTTAAATATTAAACACACTAACGAATAAGATGTTATCTCCAAGAGAATTTATTATGGTTTTTACTTTTAAACTTGTATACTCTAATATTGTCTATACCATAGAAATTTCCAGTCATGCAACCCTTCAAGAATTATTTGATAAAGCACACGATAAATTTACACCGCATGTTAATTATGATATATACTATCTTAATTATGTATTCGCTGGACAAGATAAATCAGAATTAGCCCCAGCAATAGAAATAAATAATTTAGATGAGCCGCTTTGGCATGACTTTATAGACAATTGGAAACACGTCAGTTTTTATATTAGACCTATGAATAAAAATACTAATTCATTTCATCGAACAGATAATTATAATTTGGCAGACACGTTAGCACCATAGGAAAAAATTAAATATATAAACAACAAAGACCAAGTGAATTTTGTATTTCGTCTTTCACCTCTTCAATAACAAAAAAAGAAGAGGAAAAGTAAGACCATCAGTTGATTTTACGGAAGGTAATGCTTCCAGCCACCAAATTTTAGAGTGAGTTTGTCTCATTTTTATTTTTTGTAGGTGTAAGTATAATGCATCCATATCGTTCATTCAAAAATAAATTTACATTTACACAAAGATATGAAGAATCGTCAAGAGTATTATTAAAATATCCAGATAAACTTCCAATAATATGCGAGCCTTCTTTAACATCAAGAAATTTGTGTCCTTTAGTAGATAAAAGAAAATACCTAGTTTCAAGAGATTTAACTATTGGAGAATTTTTATTTGTTATAAAAAATAAATTAAGATTAAATCCAGAAAAAGCTCTTTTTATATTTGTTAATAATATTATTCCATCAACATCATCTTCAATTGAACAAATTTATTATAGATATAGAGATGATGATGGGTTTTTATATTTATTATATGTAGAAGAAAATGTATTTGGATAAAAAATAAATTTATAATAATTTAGTTTTTATCATCTTTTTTTTTGTGTAAATTTATATGACAATAGAATAGTAGCAAATTTTATAATTAAAGAAACAAATACATATGTTGAGAAAGTTTTATTACAATTTCCATAAATATAGAACCAAAATACTATAGCACCTAATATATTCCATGTCACCATATTAAATAAAGTTAAACTTATAAAACATACACCTTGTTCAAAAATAGTAATAAGAATTACACAAACACCTAAAAATCCTGACCCAATTAAATATAATTTTATAATTAAAGTTAATACATCTAGTCGTTTATTTGAGCAACTAGTATCAGTGAAACCAAAATATAAATCGCAAACTATAATTGGTAACACAATAGCTAAAATTAATAACCTGAAACATAATCTAAATAAGTTTTTTTCAACTTCCATATTTTCAACATGTTCATCTGATTTTCTTAATATTCCCTTCAATGGAACTTGTAATTCATTTGTAATATTTTCTTTTATCTCATTTTGTCTTTCAATGTCAATCATTATTTCAGATAATTTTTTATCTTGAGATTTTGAATTAATATTCATCTTATTTGCTAATTAATATGTCCTCATTTTCATTGATATTTTGCAAATCAATTTTTTTAATTTCATTATTATTATTATTTATATGAATAAAAAAATAACGTTTATATTTCTTAACTCCTTCTAACGTATAACCATCAGCTTTTCTAAATGGATCCATATTATATCCATATACATGTAATATTTGTCTAATTAAATTTAAAAGAGGCCATTTTTGTGATTTTTCAGCATTTTTTTGTAAACTTGTCATAAATGATGAACTATAGTTTTTCTTCAGTTCTGGTATTAAATGTTTAAGTTCGTCATATTTTGTATCTGATAATAATGTTTCTCGCGAAATAATCATTCCATTTAAATCAGCAAACTGGTTAATTTCCAAACCAACAATTTTGAAAATTGATTTAATTTTATCGTCCATAATAAAAAATAATAATATAAATTTTGTTTTTTATTTGTATTATTATAAAACTGATGCTCTCTAAATATTAAAATTAGGAATGCTGTATGTCTCGCCATTTTTTACATATTTTGCGATGATTTTTGGGTTAACTTGATTTTTAATAATATCGGCAGTATCATACACGTTATTTGATTTGTCAATATAATAAACAATACCTTGAATATCTTGCGCCCAAACTTCAACTTTATGTGTGTTTATTTTTGGTTCATTCGAATTTTCAACAACAATACCATGTGGTGTTCCTTTCATATGAGTGCCACAATATTCGCTTCCTTCTTTTCTACGTCTTGTGCATTGCTCATCGCTGGCCCTTTTGGCACAACATCTATCATAAATCGGGACAAAATTTTTAACACGTTTTCTCTTCTGAAAATCTTCTTTATTAAATGAAAGTCTATCATAGTCATAAATATATTGTAATAATTGAGTAGACTTAATATCGTTATTTAAACCCAAATAACTAGCCTTCTCTAGAATGCTATCTTTAAATGTAGTAATATAAGTTTCAACCTTCTTATTAAGTCGTCTTTCCATTTTTCTTTATATTGTATATTATAATATATTGTTTTATATTTATATCAATTTTTTATATAATTAAAAAATAACTTAAAGACAAACTTCTATCTCATAGAGTTTATAGCAATGGTTGCTGTTGTAATTGATAAAACTATTCCATAACGAGAAATTGTTCTATTAAGTTCTTTTAACATTTCGTTTTGTTGTCTAATCAAATCTTCAATATTTTTTGTATAATTTTCAGGAAAAATTGTTCTACTATGTGTATGACTTAAACATCTAACGATATTAGGTCTAAAAAAAGTTTTTATCATTATATATTTATATAACGATAAATCTTTAAGTATTTTTATTTCTTTTTCTTATTATATGGACGTTTCTTTTTGACTTGTTCATGAGTTTCAATAAGAGTTACATTATTTTCTTTAACTTCCGGTTCTTCAACACTAATTACTTCTGATATGTTAGGTTCTTCTACTTTTTCAGTTTCAATAATTTGTTCTTGTTCTTCAACTATACCTTGTTCTTGTTCTTCAACTATACCTTGTTCTTGTTCTTCAACTATACCTTGTTCTTGTTCTTCAACTATACCTTGTTCTTGTTCTTCAACTATACCTTGTTCTTGTTCTTCAACCAGACCATCTTCTTGTTCTTCAACCAGACCATCTTCTTGTTCTTCAACTAGACCTTGTTCTTGTTCTTCAAGGTTATCATTTGGTTCTTCTTCGACTACATATTGTTCTTCTTTTTCAATTACATTTTCTTTTTTGTCATTTTTCTCTCCATTTTCTAAATCAAAAATTTTATGTTCTTCATAATTAACTGGTATAATTTGATTTATTTTTTCTTCTAAATTATTATTTGAAATAGTGAGTAATTTAATATTTTCAGATTCTAAAAAGGGTCTTTCATTTGATTTGTTAATTATTGAATCACACGATTCTTCAATACCATGTATAAATTCTTCTATATCTTTGTCACTTGTTTCTGTGGCAATTTTGTCTTTATTATTTGCTTCAATTCTATTATCTTTTGTAAGTTTAGATATTTTTAGCATATTTGTTACCTTATCAATATTTCTTTGAAATATATTTTTATAATCTTTTTTTTCTTTATTCATATATAATTGTGTCGGGTTTTTAAATTTTAGATTGCTTTTAGTATCATTTTGTTGTAATGTAGAGAAATTAAGTGATATTACAGAATCATGTGTATCTAATGTTTTAATACTTTGGGCGCTTGAATTGCTGTTAGTATCACTAACATCACTATTATTTTCACAACCTAATGGGTTCAATTCTTTTAATAATTTGTTATCCATATTATCAGTCGAAAATTTATCAATTGATTCCTTTTTTTTATTTCTAGATATTTCTAACGAATCATCAAATTTAATATCATTATTAATATGAGCATACATCGATTGAATTTTATTACTAAATCGTTTTAAATATTTAGTATGCATTTTGTGAAAAAAATCAATATATGTTATAAACATCATTATTTTCTCTTTCATTATAATAATATCAAAGTTAAATGAGGTGATAAAATTGTCTATATTTAAACCAATATTTAGTTTTATTTTATGAATGTTAAGTTCATTTTCTTTATTATTAATAATTGACATTAGTATAGCAAGTAGGTTAAGTATATTTTCATGTATATTAAGTATTATTTCAAACTTATATTCTTTAAAAGGTTCGAGATCTTTATATATAGGAAAATTATTAATTTTAACTATTTCAGTTACTTTTTTATCAGTTACACTTTTGGATATATATTCAACAATAATTTTATGTAATTTAAAATATTCACAATACATTCTATTATTTATGACCAAAAATAAACGTTTCATATCATCATATTCTATATCAATTAATTTACTTTGAAAATGAAATGTATCTAAACCAAAAACAAACATCTCGTTTTTATTTGTTTTTATAAATTCATAATAAATTTGATGTAATTTATCAATCCTAACTTGTAATATATCAAATATATTTTTAACATTATTTCTAATATTAATTATATCATTAAATTCACTTTTAAGTTTTACAAGTGTTGTTTCCATAATAATTAAAAATATAATATTTTAGTGAAAATAAACTATTATATATTCTTAAGTAATATATATATATATATATATATATTAAATGGATGATGAAATGAATGAAGATAATGAAAATATTATTGAACATATAAAAATTGATTGGACCCCAGAACATGAAAAAATACTTGTAGAATGGGCTGATAAAGCGATGTGTTATAGATGGCTTCATTCAAAAGCAAATACAATGTATAGAACATTAAATGCTTGGTATACTATTCCTGTAATTATTATATCAACTTTAACTGGCACAGCTAATTTTGCACAACAAAGAGTTCCAAT